GGTTGCACATTTGGAAGATATGTTGACTCCACTAGGGCTACCTAAGTTGTCACAAAGGGAGCCTGATGACCCAACTTACAGTGGCAAACTTCAAACTCCTAACAAAGATGTACTAAGAAATAGAGGTAGGGCTGATGTTATACATGACACTCATCTACATAGTAATACTGACATTGGGCATGCGGGTGAAGTAGAACACCACGATAGAAATATTCACGAAAAAGAAAGAGAATCCATACTTAGAGGTTTAATTGGAGGAGAAGCCAATAGTCCTTTGTACCCTCAAGAGGAACACGCTTTGCATTTTGATGACCCAAGGATGGAACACCACGGCCACAAGTTAGTCACTGACATACTTAGAAGAGATCCTGTAAATAATCCTTTTCAAGATGTTGAAACTAATTCTAAAATTATTGATGACGCTACTGATTATTTACGACGAAACTTAGATGCTTACGACAGATTAAAGCAGCAAAAAAATGAAATCGAATCAAAGTTAGATACTAGAAATCCCGAACACATAAGGAACTTTGAAGAAAGAGATAGACTACAAGGTATGTTGCAAGACATCACTCCGTTCATACAAGAGTTTAAGGACCAAATGGATGCAATGGGTGCGGCGAAGAAGTTGTTAAACACAAATCCTAGATATAATATCAAAGAGTTGTTTGAAAAGATAAATGACATAATTGATGGCGGAAGAGGATTACCGCATAATGAGTTGTCTGCAGAATTGATGAGATATGACAGAAGTTCTTCACAAGGAAAATCCACCGGATTCAGAAGAAACTTAGGTAGAGAAAGTAAACTCAAAAATACTATAGAGGCTGACAAAAAAGCCCTCACCCAAATAGCAGCAGATGAAAGGAACAGGTGGATTGATTCTCAAGGTCTATCGTTTGGAGATCCCAACAACATACCTCGTTACTTAGGTAATCTTGCGGTCTACATGAAAGCCATGGAGAGGCGTTTGCATTCTGAAGATACAGGAGGAATCTATGAAACTTTACAGTCGCACATGGGATATGACCCTGTTACTGGACATAAGGTTGAGCAAACTATGCTCACACCAATTACTCCTCAGTCTGATATGAACGGCTCAGGTTCATTCGTGTACTATAATCATAGCAGTGATGAGGGTAAAAAGTTTGGATTTGAAGCAGACATTAAACCAGTGTACGACTCTCATGGTAAATTGGTTAGGTTTGAACAAGTCGAACCTTACGACTTTTTGAGCAAAACATTGACAAGACCTATGTATAAGCAAGTAGGGCACGAATATGAGGCGAGATGGGGTCCAGCCATGGATTCTAAAACGACATACGCTGATGAGAGTGCAATGGAGATGTTTGGAGGGGGCAGGAGAATGGTAAGAAAACAAGAGGATGCTACAATTTTACTCGCCTCGCTTTCTAATCCTGACATTATGCTCAAGAAGGATGGTGAATATCCAATCCTTCAACCAATGCATCGCATATTCAAGTTAGATGATTTGGAACACCTTCGTGGATTTAGTGGCGACTGGATAGTATCTGCTATGCCTGAAGGCCCAAGAGCATTCGTGGAAAAGAAGGATGACAAGATTACAGTTAGAGGCGACTTTGATTTAGACAAAGAAACAAAGGAAAACTTTGAGAAGATATCGAAGAAGAACTTTGTTGTAGATGTGGTGCTTGCAGGCAAAGAATACAACATCATAGATATTGTAGAGTATGACGATAGCGATGTTCACGATATGCCTTTGCAAGAACGCATAAAGATTCTAAGAGGTACTATGGAGAGTACAGAAAATGTGCTACTACCTGCTGCTCACAACTTGAGGCTAACGGATGATGTTGGCTTAGAAGCCATAGTCAAAGATTTGCTCAAAGAGCATAAGCGATTGGTGCTAAGGGATGCCAACTCTACTTACATGAAAGGAGAAAATAGGCATCCAAAGTGGGTATTGTATGATGAAGGTCAAGATGTCAACCTAATGGTTCTTGACAAAAAGGGCACATCTTCTTTCACATATCGATTAGGCACTGGTCCTATTACGCATGAAGATTCGTTAGGCGATCGTGCTGTTGAGTATGAGGGCGACACATACATGGATGTAGGTACATCATTCCAATCTGAGGATGAGTATGAGGTTGGAGATATAGTCACAGTAAATGTAGATAGTATTTCTGTCACTGGAAATGTAGAAGGGACTGACATTTATACTGTAAACAGTAACGAAATCAAAGGTGAGGCAGAGGGCGAGGGTGTATCTAGTGTAGAAACACTATCTATGTTTACTAAGTCTGAGCCTGTGATGTGGCCGCATGAAATCGACAGGGATGGAGATAGAATCGTTATCAAGATGGCTGCGGGGGATGTAAGTTATCGTGCTTCGGCAATCGATGGCGAGTGGTATATGTTCAATCCAAAAGCAGAAAATGGTTGGTTAATTCGATTGGCAGAGAGCCAAAGGCCGTTTTGGTCGCCAGTCGCAGGAGTCATGTTGAAAGCAGATTTATCTTTGTTAGATGAAGAATCTAAAGCAGAAGTTCACGAATCTAAAAATGATGCTAAGCCCCTAATACCTCCGAAGAAAGTTAAGAATACTAGTTTTTGGGATTCAGAAATAGACGAGGCAATAGCGCACAAAAAGAAAGTCAAGCGACTATTAGCAAAGAGTTTGACTCTAGCATCTTCTATGTTGAAGTCAGGAGTGGGTGCTGTTGGAGATTCTAGCACAGGTACTATGGGGCTTGGTATAGATTATGCTACACCTATAGAATCGCCAAGTGGCCCTACCAGCCTTGTCGGTTCCAAGACTATGCCCGACCATGACGCTAGAGATGTAGAGCGTGATAACAAAGAAAGAGCCGAAGATAAAAAAATGGGCCACAGAAAGCCTGTTGATGATGACGAAGCAGGTCATTTGTCTATAGATAAAGACAGAGCGGCATTCGTACCTTATTAAATAGTATGAGCGGTGTAATTATCGGCATGGCACCAGCGGCTGCACTGAGGGCATCTACCCCTGCGCACCCTGCTAGCATTGCCATTGTCAAGTCATCCAGTGACCTAATCATTGCTGGCTACGCATCTGTAGAGATGGTAGACAAGCAGGGTGACTTGATTACTCGTGGAGCATTGAAGGACGCCTTTGGTAACTTTATGAAAGCAGATGGTTTCCGCAATGTACAACTAGCACATTCAAACATTCAAGTTGGTGAAGTAATCAAGGCTTACACTGATTCTGAAGGTAGACTATGGAAGTCCGGCGTCGATGATGCTGGCATGTTCGTTGTCATCAAACTTAGAGATGACATCGAGAAGGCTCGTGAAGTAGCCAATGAGATTCGCAAGGGTAACCTAACTGGGTTCAGCATTGGAGGACAGGCGTTCAAGCGCATTAACAAATCCGATGCAAAGCATGGAAACTATACTGAGATTTCCAAGTTAGAATTACACGAAGTTACTATTTGTGAGAAGGGGATTAACCCCGAAGCATCCTTTAGAATACTAAAGGAGGACACTACTATGACAAACGAAGTAGACGCATTGGGTGAATTGGCATCCGTGATTGATCGTTTATCTAAGCAGTTGGACGACATGGACAAAGAAGATGAAAAGAAGGGTTTTATGCCTGACATCAAAGACATCGATGATGACGGTGATATGAAAGAACCAATCACTGAAGCACGAGAGGACATGGACGAAGATGACGAAGATGGCGAAGATGACGACAGGGAACCAAAAAAGAAACCTATGGATGAACTAAAATTAGCCGAGGACGACAAAATGGCAGATAAAGAAGAAGATAAGAAAGATGAAAAGAAAGACAAGATGTACAAAGATGACATGGAAAAGTCAGAGTACAGCGATGTCATCACTAGCGAATACCTAGATTGGATGGAGAACACTTTGAAATCCGCTGGCGTAGACACTGGTGCTGCTCGTGCGCACTTTGATGATGTTTCCAAGGCTAACCTTGGAAGCACTCCTGAGCAGATTGGAGATGGAGCAGACTACTTTGCAGGTCAAGTTAAGGGCCGTGCAACTGAAGGTGGCTCACCATCAACCAACGCTATCTCCCGTGCAGGATTAGGTGGAGGCGGCGATGTCGCTAAGTCTTACCTAAACCCTAACAATGTTTCTCCAACTGAAATCGAAGAAGCATATGAAGTTTTCAAAGCAGCAGCAATGGAGCAGCAGTTCAAGAACAACTTGAACGATGTGTTCTCAGAGCGCTTGCAGAAAGAACTGACATCCGAAGCACAAACTCGTGCAGCAGCAGAGTTTGACGCTCGTGGCCCTCTCGCAACTATCGAGAAGGCAATTTCCCAACTAAGTGACAGAATCGACAACATGTCCGTTTCTGCACCTGCGGCTGAAATCCGCAAAGCATCTGACAACTCCAGTGTAGCGATACCGTCTACAGAGGAACTAGCAAACATGTCTTGGGACGAGGTACACAACCTCGCTGGGAGTGTTTGGAACTAAATGGAGGAATGAATAATGGCACGAAATTACACACGAACAGTACAAGACATGGAACGCTACTACTATGGAGCAGGCACTAACATGGGATTCGGTTACTCAGGTAGCGAACTTCTCAAAGCAGATGCACCACTTCTAAGCACAACCGCTGGTACCTACCAAGCGATCTACGGACGCAAAGTTTGGTCCCAGTTGAACCAAGAGTTTAACGCATTCTCTATCCTTCCTAAGAAGCCTTGGGACCGCAGTGGATGGAGAGTCGTAACTGCAAAGCCTTCGACAGCAGTCGGCGGCGGTATTGCAGAGAACGGCACACTGCCTGACACCACCAAGCCTACATTCCAAAATGTTGCAGCAAAGCCTAAGACTATCGCACACTCATTCGATATGTCCGAGGTTGCAATCTTCTTGAATGACAAGGATGACGGACTTGGCGACATTCGCTCTGTCCTAAAGGAAGAGATGGGTAAGCACCACGCTGAGCACATCAACCAAATGCTACTACAGGATGTAGACACACCTGCAGGTAACGACCTTGAATCACTCGACAGAATTACTGTTGGAAGCATTGAAGGAAGTGGTACAACCGCTGACACAATGAACTTTTCTAGCGACGGTACTGCATACGGTGCTGCTGGCGATGAAGATATTTACAGTATTGACCGAAGTGCAAACTCATGGTCGGAAGCAGAAGTTAGCACAAGTGGTAGCGATTCGGCAAACCGTGTTTTGAGTCTCGACCACTTGGACCTACTCTTCCAAAAGATTTGGCAAAGAGGAGGTAATCCAAAGGTTATGCTAACAGGATATGACACTTTAATGAGAATCCAGCAACTATTGCAGGCTCAACAGAGATTCATGGAAGAGAAGCGTGTTGTACCAACTTACAATGGCGTTAAGGGTGTACCCGGTGTTGAGGCAGGATTTATTGTCGCAACCTACAACGGTGTACCAATCATCCCATCTAAGGATGTAACCACAGATGGTATCAGCAGAATTTACATGCTTGACACCGATTATCTATACTACAGTACTGCGAAACCAACTCAATACTTTGAGTCCGGTATCGAGACTGGCGATCCATTCGCAATTAACAGACTAGGACAGGAAGGACTTTACCGCACAATGGGTGAAGTTTGGACTACTTTCTTTGGAGGTCAGGGTTCAATCCGAGACTTGTCTTGAGGTTGATTGTGACAAATAATACAGGAGATGAAAAAATATGGCAACAGTAACATCGCATACAAACCTAACAGTAACGACAACATACCTAGACATACCAATTGCAGGTAACACTCCGGGTGCACTAGCAAGTGCACCTGATGCAGACGGTACAATGGGTGACAACACCGCTTGGTTAAGTGGAGCAGGAGATGCATACAGTGCAGGTACTGCGGGTTATCCGGGTACTTTGACTCCATTCACTGCAACCAACACAGCAGGGACAAATGTACCAGTATCAGGTCTAAGAATGATTTCAGTTATGGTAACAGGTAACACAGGAACAACTCAGAAGTTTGCAGTTAATGCTTATGACTCAGGCCTAAGTCGCATTTATGCACTTATCAACTTGACAAACAACACTGACACTGACGAGTCTTTGGCAGCAGCAGCAACTGTAGTAGCACACGAAACTGGTGAACTGACATTCACTGTTGGTGGAGCAACCGATACTACCTTAATTACACTAATCGCAGGTTAAGGTGATTCAACTTGCCTACAGTAACCTTTCTAGGGCCGATGATGTACCGTCGTAGACGAGACAAGTCGGGACAATGGATTAGAGGGGAAACCGTCGAAGTTAGTCAGCAATGGCTAGATTACCAAAGGAATAGACTTTCACCCAAATATTTCCGAATAGAGGGAGATGCTGGAGTAACAGTAGATGAAGGCAATGACGGAATACCTGACGCAGGCTGGACTAAGAAAGACATCAGCGATTGGCTCAAGGCACAGGGTGCAGAGTTCAGTGGTTACGCTACAAAGGCGAAACTACTCGGACTTGTGGAGGAAACACTAAATCCTCCGGCACCTGAGCCTGAGCCAGCAGTTGTCGAAGAGCCAGTGGCAGAAGAGGCAGTTGAAGAACCAATTATAGGAGATGAAGAATAATGGCAGTAACAATAGATACAAGACCGACATATTTCGGTGACAGAATGATAGTAACAGGAAGTTTTGAAGCAGGCGATACATCAATAGATCTAAGTAGCCAACTTGCTAGTATCGATGCAATTATCGTAAACTTTAGTGCAGCACAACTTTTGAGGCACCAAGATGTAGATATTGCAGGTGGTACTTCATATGCAGCAGTTGTAGGTGCATCAGAGGACATTGCAACCTTTGATGGTACTACTATTACAATTGAACCACCACTAACAGGTCAAACTACTAATCCGGGTACTTTTTTAGTAATTGGTCGCCGCTCTTGAGGTGACTAATTATGGGAAGTGCTAACTTAGCAGCCCTGAAGTCTAAGGTGGTAGGACCACTAGCACCGGCTGACTTTTCAGGCGCTACCGCAATACAGACTGCACTAGATGCAGGCTTTGACGCAGTAACCGATGCTGACACTGCAGATACCATCGTTGGTATCGAAATGCTCAATGTCTTAGGAAATGCTTATTTGGTAATCATTTACAAGGCCTGAGTGGGATTGACATGGAGTCACACAACACTCTTGGGTTTGACGACATCGAGCGCCTTCAGAAACGAGGA